TCATACTGTAGCCCTCGCGTTTATGCTGTCCTGTGTCAGTGTGTCGCAGTAGTCCGCACCTCTGGACTTCAGCCACTGGTTGATATGTTTCGACGTGGTGACGCTCCAGAAGTCCTCTGTTTTGAAGTAGTGACCCTCTGCCGTCTGTAGTGCTACTGGTGTCTCATAACTGAAGAACACCGTAGTGCCGTCTGTGAATTCTACCTCTGTCTTGTTACTGCCTAATGGTCGTAGTTGCATGTCTTAAGCCCTCCTGTGGCTCGTGTGTTGACTCACAGTTGGACACTCTAGTGAATGCCCAACGATTAGTCAACCTCCTATGCCGCGTCGTCAATATAGTAATCGTCTACAGTTGCCCACTCGCAAAGGTCAACGTCTAGACCGATGGACCGGAGCTGTGCTCCAATTTCCTGAATCTCACGGATCGTGTGGTTGCGACGACGGACCAGCTCCAGATGTTTCTCGCTTCGCTGGTCAAAGCTGTCTTTCCATTCGTCCGATGCGTAGTACTCCGACAGCTCGTTAAGGTTTTCTGTCCAGTCGCTGTAGTAGATGGCGTACATGGTGACAGCGTCCGATAGTGTGCGGTGGCTGTTCTCTAGTTGCTCGTGCATTCCGTAGTTGATCTGCTTAGTCATGATAATGATTCTCATTTAGGGGTGGCTTCTGTCCCCCGTCGCCATGTGTGTATGAAACCATAGGTCGACCCAGATGTGAAGCGTAAATATTCACACGTTTGGACTATTGACTGCGTTGGTTGTTCCGTGCTAGTCGCGTGCGCGCGTGTAATAAATAGCTCGCGTAGCAAAACCCATGCCAACTTTATCAGCTCAGGTTGTGACCAGAGGGACCAACATAAGCCCACACACTTGTCAACTCATGCAAACTCCATGCCAACTTGCCCCATGCAATACTCGTGCCAACTCTGGTCGCTACCATAGGCCGCGCCTTGTGTCAACTTTTGTTGAAACCCGTGTAGAAACTAGGGGCGGGGGAGGGGTTGACATGTGTTTAACTTTTGTAGTAGCTACCTAGACACAAAATAGGGTAAAATTAGGAAAATTACCCCTAAATTAAACATGTGTAAGCCGTTGATTATACTCATGTTTGTACTTCTACTGCTTTTACCTCTAAAATAGCTTGACTTTCGTGTAAACTTATGGTATACTATTGTTGTAATCAGGGATAATTTATGTTATGACCGACGTTGTTAAAAAAAGAGGTCGTGGCAGACCCCGGAAGTCCGAAGTAGCTGCTGTAAAGCCCGGTAACAAGGGTGTAGTAGGCCGACCAAAGGGTGACGCAGCGATAATTAACGAGTACAAAGCTCGTATGCTGGCTAGTCCAAAGTCACGCAAGGTCCTAGAGACGATCTTTGATGCTGCTTTGGACCATGACCATAAGAATCAGGCTGCTGCTTGGAAACTTGTGATGGACCGTATACTACCAGTGGGTGCCTTTGAGAAGGACGTAGTCAAAGACAACGGTAGAAACGCTATACAGATCAACATTAGTGGCGTAGGCACTGCTGAAGTGTCTACTCCTGATATAATCGAAGGAGAAGTAGTAGAAGATGACTCTTAAGCATTTTACTAGAGAAGAATTCGATTGTCAGGTCACTGGTACTAACAATATGGAACAAGAGTTCCTAGAGAAGTTAGACCAATTGCGGGGTGCATGTGGCTTCCCCTTTGAGGTGACGAGTGGTTACCGTCATCCAACTCAGCACCCTATTGAAAGAAAAAAGGAAGTGCCGGGAACACATGCACAGGGGATTGCGGCTGACATAAAAATAACAAATGTCGCCCACCGCTACACTATTGTGGCTAATGCTTTGAACCTTGGTTTTACTGGTGTGGGCATTGCTGATACGTTTGTACATGTGGACACTAGGGGTACTACTCCAGTGCTTTGGTTGTACTAATGCTGTATACTAAAAACAAAAACCTAACGGACACCTCTACGCAGACAATTGTAGAAATCCCTGCTGGTTACGTTGCTCACTGGAATATGGCGTTCATAGCTAATCTACATAACTCTACCAACGACATTACGTTGTTTGTAGACAAGCCCAGTCCCACTCCAGATGTATATATCTACAACGGTACTAACATATCCTCAAAGGAAAACCTGTTGATTGATGGTAATGCTGTGTTTGTTCTACAGCCCGGAGACATAATTAAGGCGTCTAGTGGTAGTGCAGGTAACGTAGAAGTAGTAGTCACGTTTGATTTAATAGAAGCATCACCGGTGTTTAATAACTTCAATGGATCTTAATATAGAGCTACTGCCTTGGCAACAAGAAGTCTGGGCAGACGACACAAGATTTAAAATAGTAGCTGCTGGGCGACGTACGGGTAAGTCTAGGTTAGCAGCTTGGATGTTAATAGTTAACGCACTTCAGGCGGACAGAGGCCATGTATTTTACGTCGCACCTACTCAGGGACAAGCCAGAGACATCATGTGGCAAACCCTTATGGAATTGGGACACCCTGTTATCTCTGGTAGCCATATTAATAATCTGCAAATTAAGCTTGTCAACGGTGCTACCATTAGCCTCAAAGGTGCCGACAGACCAGAGACAATGCGAGGTGTCAGCCTCAAGTTTCTAGTCATGGACGAGTACGCTGACATGAAACCAGAGGTGTTTGAGCAGATCTTGAGACCTGCTTTGGCGGACCAAAAAGGCTGTGCAATGTTCATTGGTACGCCAATGGGAAGGAACCACTTTTACGAACTATACAAATATGCGGACTTAGATGATGACCCTACGTACAAAGCTTGGCACTTTACAAGCTATGATAACCCATTGTTGGACCCCAGTGAAATCGACATTGCTAAACGCTCTATGTCTTCTTATGCGTTTCGTCAGGAGTTTATGGCGTCGTTTGAAGCCCGTGGTTCAGAAATGTTTAAAGAGGATTGGGTTAGGTTTAGTGAAGATGAGCCGGAAGTAGGAGATTACTACATTGCAGTTGACTTGGCAGGTTTTGAAGAAGTCAACAAGAAAAAGACTAAGAACTCCAAGCTTGACGACACAGCCATCGCAGTGGTTAAGGTCAATGAGCATGGTTGGTATGTTGACAATATCATATACGGTAGATGGAGTCTTGACGAAACAGCAGCTAAGATATTTCAGGCCGTTAGAGATTACCGTCCCGTGTCGGTTGGAATCGAAAGAGGTATTGCTAAACAAGCTGTAATGTCTCCGCTTGTTGACATGCAGAAAAGATACGGTATGTTCTTCAGGGTAGAAGAGCTTACCCACGGTAATAAAAAGAAGACCGACAGAGTAATGTGGGCACTACAAGGTCGTTTCGAAAACGGCTACATTACATTAAACAAAGGTGAGTGGAATTCTAGGTTTTTAGACCAGTTGTTTCAATTCCCTGATCCTTTGACGCATGACGACTTGATAGACGCTTTGGCGTATATTGACCAACTGGCAAATGTAGCGTACGACTACGACTACGAAATTGAGGACCACGAAATTTTAGACGTGGTAGCAGGATACTAATATGGCAGAATTTTACGATACAGACCCTTTGCTGGTTGAAGAAACAATTGAGGATTGGGTCATTACCAAATGTGAGGATTGGCGTGACTATTATGAGTCGAATTATGAACAGCGTTTTGAGGAGTATTACCGACTCTGGCGTGGTATATGGGATCCTGCTGACAGCCAGCGTGGCTCTGAGCGTTCCCGTATTATTTCTCCTGCACTTCAACAGGCAGTTGAGTCTAATGTAGCGGAACTAGAAGAAGCTACGTTTGGACGTGGCAAGTGGTTTGACGTAAGTGACAACCTTGGTGACACCAATAAGCAAGACGTACAGTTTCTTCGTAACAAGCTTACAGAAGACTTTGAAGAATGCATGGTGCGTAAAGCAGTAGCAGAATGCTTAATTAACGCAGCAGTCTTTGGTACAGGCGTTGGTGAAATAATCATTGAAGAAATGAAGGAGATGGCTCCTGCTACTCAACCTATTATGGGCGGAGACTTGCAAGCAGTAGGAGTAAACATCACTGACCGTGTCAAAGTTAAGCTTAAACCTGTACTACCTCAGAACTTCCTAATTGACCCTGTAGCAACGTCTGTAGACGACGCTATGGGTGTTGCTGTGGATGAGTTTGTTAGTTTACACCAAGTTGAACTTTTGCAGGAACAAGGCGTGTACCGTGACGTGTACGTTGGTCCTGCTGCTCCTGATACTGACTTGGAACCTGACCAAGACATAACAATCTACAACGATGACAAAGTACGTCTTACTAAGTACTATGGTCTAGTGCCACGAGAGCTTCTCAAAAGCGCTACAGAGGACGATACAGAAGAACTAGGGCCTGAGCAAGACTCTAAGTCAAAGTACGTAGAAGCAGTCGTAGTAATCGCCAACAGCGGCATTTTGTTAAAGGCTGAAGCTAACCCCTACATGATGACAGACCGTCCTGTGGTTGCTTTCCCTTGGGACGTAGTACCCGGACGTTTCTGGGGCCGTGGTGTTTGTGAAAAAGGCTACAACTCTCAGAAAGCTTTGGACACAGAGCTACGTGCAAGAATTGACGCACTAAGTCTTACGATCCATCCTATGATGGCTATTGACGCAACTAGGCTACCTCGTGGTGCTAAACCCGAAGTACGCCCCGGAAAGATGATACTGACCAGTGGAAATCCTAAAGAAGTACTTCAACCGTTCAACTTTGGTAATGTTAACCAAATTACTTTTGCTCAAGCCGGAGCACTGCAGCAGATGGTACAACAAGCTACCGGAGCAGTGGACTCAGCAGGAATCGCTGGTAGTGTTAATGGCGAGGCTACTGCCGCTGGGATTAGTATGTCTCTTGGCGCTATTATTAAACGTCATAAGCGGACACTGATTAACTTCCAGCAGTCTTTCTTAATACCTTTTGTCAAGAAAGCAGCCTATAGGTATATGCAGTTTGATCCTGAGAACTACCCTGTAGCAGACTACAAGTTTAACGCTAGCAGTACTCTAGGTATTATTGCTAGGGAGTACGAAGTAACTCAGCTTGTACAACTACTACAGACTATGCAAAAAGACTCACCGTTGTACAACACACTGATTCAAAGCATTATTGACAACATGAACTTGTCTAACCGTGAAGAGCTTCTTACGGCTATGCAACAAGCTATGCAACCTAACCCGCAGCAGCAGCAAATGCAACAACAAGCACAACAGTTGCAAATGCAGTTCCAGCAGTCACAAACTGCAGCACTGTCTGCTCAGGCTCAAGAGTCACAAGCACGAGCTACTAAGCTGGCTGCAGAAGCCCAAGCAGTGCCTCAGGAACTTGAAATCGACCGTATTAACGCTGTTACCCGAAACCTTCGTGAAGGTGACGCAGAAGATAAAGAGTTTGAACGCCGTATGAAAGTGGCCGATACTCTCCTCAAAGAAAAGCAGATAGAAGGTAAAACAAATGTTAACCGACCGGGAACTCCAACTCCTACTCAACCAAGTCCACAACCACTTCCAAGGGACATTCCAACACCTAGCGGACCTACAAACCAAGGTGGACCACTTGGAAACCAAAGTGGAGGAACTCAGTAATGCCAAAGTCCAAGGACCCAAAACTAGCACGGGCGGGCGTAAGCGGGTACAACAAGCCAAAGCGGACGCCTAGCCACCCAACGAAGAAGTTTGTAGTAGTAGCCAAGGAAGGTGACAAGACTAAGACTATTCGTTTTGGTGACGCTAAGATGACTATTAAGAAAGACCAGCCTGCACGTCGTAAGTCGTTCAGAGCACGTCACAAGTGTGACACTAATCCACCTAGTAAACTAACGGCACGATACTGGTCGTGTAAGAAGTGGTGATAATATGAAAGTCAATGCGCCTAAAGGCCATCACTGGATGAAGAGCGGCAAAGGTTATAAACTAATGAAAGACCCTGCAGACGGCTACAAGCCACACAAGGGTGCGTCTAAGTCTGCAAACTTTGAAGTCCAGAAAGTTCACAAAAAGTAAGGAGGCTACCATGCCAAACTGTTCAGGTAAGCGAAAGAAGAAAGGCAAGAGCAAACCCAAGGGGTACTAAAGATGCCTAAAGCTAAAACTAAGAAAGCTAACGACGCTTGTGCAAAGAAGGTCAAGTCCAGATACAAGGTCTGGCCTTCTGCATACGCCTCTGGTGCTGTAGCTAAATGCCGCAAAGTCGGCGCTAAGAACTGGGGTAACAAAAGTGGCCGTAAGAAAAAGTAAGAAAGGCGCTGCCCTCAAGAAGTGGTTTAATGAGGAGTGGGTAGACGTTAAGACAGGCAAACCTTGTGGGCGTAAGTCTGCAAAGAAGGGTGAGTCTAAACGTCCGTACCCCTCTTGTAGGCCTAAAGCTGTTGCGGCTAAGATGACTAAAGCTGAAAAGGCTTCTTCTGCACGACGTAAGACAGGACCTAAGCGTATAGCACATGCAGTTACTGCTTCAGGCAAACGTAGGAAATCTACAAGAAATGCTTGACAACTGCTAAAAAGTATGATATAATAAAACTATAGTTAACAACATTAGAGGAAACTATGACTCCAGAGCTTGAAACCTACTTCGACAACTACAACGAACTCTTCAATCACGAAGGTTTCAAACAACTCTTGCAAGAGCTTTCCACAAACGCACAACAGTTGGCAGATATACAGACTGTAAAAGACGTAGAAGATCTCTTCTTTCGTAAAGGTCAGGTAGCTGCTTTTGCAACAGTAATCAATCTACAGGGTACTATAGAGGTTGCCAGAGAGCAAGCTGAAGTAGAAGAAGAAGGCCCAGTAGATGTATAAAATCTACGACTTCCGTTGTACTAACGGACATGTCACAGAAGAATTTGTAAAGGATAACGTCACAGAAAGTAGGTGCAAAACCTGTGGCGAACCCTCTACAAGAATGGTATCTGCCCCGTCTTTTCACCTTGATGGCTCTACTGGGGACTTCCCCGGTCAGCACATGAAGTGGGTACGAGAACACGAAAAAGCAGGTAGAAAGAAATCTCCACAATGATTATAATCACGGAGTTTAATTATGTCAAAAGCTATGATGCTTGATCCACAGCCTGAAGAGGACAACGTGGACACCATTGAAAACGAAGTTGATGAGATTCAACAACCCCAAGAGGAAGTTGAGCAACCTCAAGAAGAACCAAACCTACCAGAGAAGTACCAAAATAAGTCTCTAGAAGAAGTTGTACAGATGCACCAAGAAGCTGAAAAGCTATTGGGTCGTCAGTCTTCTGAGGTAGGAGAACTTCGTAAGGTTGTAGATGATTACATTAGTACTCAAACGCAACCACCAGCACCTCAACAATACGTTGAGCCTGAAGACGATATAGACTATTTTACAGATCCTCAAGGCGCTGTTAATCGTGCTATTGAGAACCATCCTAAGATAAGAGAAGCACAAGAGTACTCAGAGCAGTACAAGAAGCAGTCATCTTTGGCTACGCTTCAAAACAAGCATCCAGATATGCAAACAATCCTTGGTGACCCCAAGTTTGCAGAATGGATCAAAGCTTCTAAAATTAGGACTCAGTTGTTTGTACAAGCTGACCAACAGTACGATGCTGAATCTGCTGACGAACTGTTTACACTCTGGAAAGAACGTAAAACAGTAGCACAGCAGACTGCCAAAGTTGAAAAACAGGCACGTAAGCAGACACTTAAGGCAGCTAACACAGGCAATGCACGAGGTAGTGCTGAAGGTAGTCGTAAGAAGGTATATCGCAGGGCCGACATTATTAAACTTATGAAGAATGACCCTGACCGTTATCAAGCTTTGTCCGATGAAATCATGGCGGCTTATGCGGAGGGTCGAGTCAAATAATCTAGGAGATTGACATGGCTACTGCAACTTATCCCGGTGCAGCGGGTAATACTGCGAAGACTGAAGCGGCTACTTTTATTCCAGAAATCTGGAGTGATGAGATTATTGCTGCTTACCAAAAGAACCTGAAGATGGCTCCACTTGTCAAGCGTATCGCTATGAATGGCAAGAAGGGCGACAAGCTTCACATTCCAAAGCCAACTCGTGGCGATGCAAATGCTAAGGCTGCTGACACTGCAGTTACTATCATTGCAAACACTGAGAGCGAACTGACTGTTGACATCGACCGTCACTTCGAGTACTCACGTTTGATCGAAGACATCGTTGAAGTACAGGCGCTTTCTAGCCTCCGTCAGTTCTACACTGAAGACGCTGGTTATGCTCTTGCTACAAAAATCGACACCGACCTCCACTCTTGTGGTACTGGTTTTGGTGACGGTGGTTCTGTTGTGTTCTCTGGCTCAGTAGCTCCTACTGACTACCAGCACAGCGGTTGTTTCTTCAACGACGGTGGTACAACTACTCAGTACACTGACGATACTATCGTTCCTGCTGACGTGTTTACCGATGCGTTCTTCCGTGACATGATTCAGAAGCTTGACGACAACAACGTACCAATGGAAAGCCGTGTACTTGTTATCCCACCTTCGGTTCGTAACACCATCATGGGTGTTGACCGATACGTGTCTTCTGACTTCGTAACTGGTCAAGCAGTAAGCTCAGGCCTTATCGGTAACCTGTACGGTGTAGACATCTACGTCTCAAACAACTGTGCAACTATCGAAGCAGCAGCAGACAACACTGCTGGATCTGCTGATACTCGTGCAGCACTCTTGTTCCACCGTGACGCTATTGTCATGGCAGAGCAGCAAGCTGTTCGTTCACAGACTCAGTACAAGCAGGAATACCTCTCAACTCTGTACACGGCTGATTGCCTCTACGGTGTTGAAGTATACCGACCTGAAGCTGGTTTCGTACTCGCAGTCGCTGAGTAACGATCTTAGGGGGTCAGCAATGGCCCCTTTTCCTTTCTCCTCCTTCTTCTCTGCAATAGGACTTTCCAATGTCGAACTACACTAAGACTACAGACTTTGAAGCGAAGGACTCGTTACCTACAGGCGACTCAGGAAAGATCATCCGTGGCGCTGAATTTGAAACTGAGTTTGACGCAATTGCCACAGCCATTACAACCAAAGCTGACACAGCAGGGCCTACGTTTACCGGAACCCTGACCTTTGAAACTATTTCTGACGGAACTATTGGTGTTACTGCATTCGTTGATGAAGACGATATGTCATCCGACAGTGCAACGTTGGTTCCTACACAGCAGTCCGTAAAAGCGTACGTTGACTCTGTAACCACAGAACTCCAAGCGCAAGACCTAGACTTTCAAGCAGACTCAGGCGGCGCACTAAACATTGATTTAGATACTGAGACCATGACCTTCACAGGCGGTACTGGTATTGATACGTCTGGCTCAGGCAATACTGTTACCTTTGATATTGACTCTACCGTTACAACCCTAACAGGCACACAGACACTTACTAACAAAACACTTACTGCTCCTGTTATCTCTGGCAACTTGACTACAGACGGAACTATTGATGGCCGTGATGTTGCTACAGACGGTGCTAAGTTAGACGGCATAGAAGCAGGTGCTACTGCTGACCAGACTGACGCTGAGATCAGAGCCGCTGTAGAAGCAGCGACTGACTCCAACGTATTTACAGATGCAGACCATACAAAGTTAGACGGTATAGAAGCCAGCGCAACGGCAGACCAAACCGACGCTGAAATAAGAGCAGCCGTAGAAGCTGCTACCGACTCCAATGTTTTTACTGACGCAGACCACACAAAGCTAGATGGCATTGAGGCTAGTGCTACAGCAGATCAGACAGATGCTGAGATTAGAGCCGCAGTAGAAGCCGCTACAGACTCCAATGTATTTACCGATGCTGACCACACTAAGCTGGACGGTATCGAAGCCTCAGCAGACGTAACAGACACAGCTAACGTCACAGCCGCTGGTGCGTTAATGGACTCAGAGGTTACTAACCTTGCACAGGTAAAGGCGTTTGATTCTTCTGATTACGCTACAGCCGCACAAGGCTCTACTGCTGACTCTGCGTTGCAGAACTTGGTGGACGACACTACGCCACAGCTAGGTGGTGATCTTGCGTCTAATGGCAATGACATTCTGTTTGCCGACAACGACAAGGCTCTCTTCGGTGCTGGTTCTGACCTACAGATTTATCACACAGGATCACAAAACTATATAGAAGATGCAGGGTCAGGAAACCTAAACTTCAAGTCTAATGGTAACTTTTATAATTTTCTTGATGGTTCTAACGCCACTGTGTTTCAGATTGACTTAGATGATGCAACTCGTCTATACCACAATACAGCTCAAAAACTAGCCACAACCTCCACAGGCATCGACGTTACGGGTGTTATTACCACAGACGGTATGACTACCTCTGCTGATATTAACTTTGGTGACAATGATAAAGCTATCTTCGGCGCTGGCTCTGACCTACAGATATACCATGATGGTAGTCATAGCTACATACAAGAATCAGGAACAGGTAATTTATTCGTAAGAGCAGATAATTTAATTTTAGCAGATGGAGACGGGACACAATTTCTTAGAGGTACGACTGATGCAGATGTTAAATTATATTATGCTGGTTCAGCAAAACTAACAACAACCTCCACAGGCATCAACGTGACGGGAACTGCTGTCACAGACGGCGTAACAGTCGCAGGCAACCTGTCAGTCGATGGCGGCACAATCAAGCTGAATGGTAACTATCCTACAGGTACGGCAAACTCAGCTTTAGGTTCTGGCGCATTAGGTAGCGTAGACAGCACAGGCAACAACAACGTTGCAATTGGTAATAACTCGCTTACCTCGATGACAACAGGTGACGGCAACATTGCTGTCGGTCCTTACGCAATGGATGCGGTAACAACTGGTTCAAATAATACCGGTCTTGGCTATGGAGTCTTGTCCGCCCTTACCACTGGAATTAATAACGTAGCTTTAGGACAAAGCGCACTTGCCGTCTCAACTGCAAGTCGGAACACCGCTGTTGGTGCCAACGCTTTATCCAGCAACACGACTGCAACAGAAAACACAGCCATCGGCTACGCGACACTAGATGCGGTGACTACAGGTGGCCGAAACACGGCTGTTGGTTACGCTTCATTCTCGGCCCTTACTACTTCTGGGGGTAATGTTGGCCTTGGATATAACGCGGGTGTAGTCGCAACTACTGCGACAGATAACGTTCTTATCGGCGACAGAGCAGGTCAAGCGCTTACGACGGGATCGTCGAACGTGGGTATTGGTAAGTTTGCCATGTACTCACAAACTACGGCAGACGCTAACACCGCTCTTGGTAGAGATGCGTTGAAAGCTAACGTGACTGGCGCAGGTAACGTTGCTCTAGGTTATCAGGCACTTGAAGATAATACGGCAAGCAATAACACTGCTGTAGGTTGGAACGCTCTTCAAGCTAACACCTCGGGAACACAAAACACAGCACTTGGCTATAGGGCGCTAGACTCAGGCACGACTGCAAACAATAACACTGCTGTTGGTTATTCGGCGCTCACTGCAAACACTACTGGCGCAAACAACACCGCATTAGGCTCTGAAGCGCTAGACGCTAACACTACCGCAAATAACAACGTAGCCATTGGCTCTGCAAGCCTTGGTGTAAACACAACAGGTGACCAGAATACTGCTGTCGGTACGTTCGCTTTGGATGCAAACACTACTGCGCCAAACAACACTGGATTGGGCTATGCGGCGCTTAGTGCAAACACTACCGGCGCAAACAATACTGCCGTTGGTGCTCTTGCTGGCACAAGCACTACCACAGGCGGCTCTAATACATTTTTAGGCCAAGAAGCCGGACGACAAAACGTTACAGGCACCGTTAATACATTTGTAGGTAATTCGGCGGGCTACAATTCAACGGCTGGAAGCAACACAGCAGTAGGCCAAACAGCACTTTACGCGACGACTACGGGTGTAGCTAACGTTGCAGTAGGTGGGCCGCACTCCGGCGTTCTTAACCCTGCCATGAGATTTAATACTACGGGTAGCTATGGCACTGCTGTTGGTGTCGGCGCTTTGGCAAGTAACACCACAGCGAATAACAACACTGCTGTTGGTTATGCGGCTGGGTATAGCAATACGACTGGCACTGAAGCTACTTATTTAGGACAGCAAGCTGGTTACAGTAATACCACCGGTTCATATAACACAGGTGTCGGTGTCAACGCGCTATACACGAACACGACGGGTGTTAGAAATACTGCTGTAGGCAGAAGCGCGCTGTCGTCAAATGCCCAAGGAAATTATAACGTCGCAGTAGGGATGTATGCCCTTAATACCAACGCAGACTCAGATTACAGCACTGCTGTAGGTTACGCAGCTGGAACGGACTCAACAGGAAATGGTAACACTTTTATCGGTCACGCGGCTGGCTATCAAGTAACAACAGGCACTCGTAACACGTTTATTGGTGTTGGCGGTACTGTTGATTGGGTTGGTGGGGCTATAACCACAGGCTCAAAGAATACCATCATCGGTGGCTACAACGGCAACCAAGGCGGCCTCGACATCCGCACCTCAAGCAACAACATCGTCTTGTCAGATGGTGACGGTAATCCACGGGTTTATATTGATAGCTCGGGGAATTTAAATGTTGCTAAAACGGGTTCATCTATGACTACCGCTGGCGCACGTTTAGGCGTAAATGGCGGTTCGGAAATAGTATCTCAAGGTAACAATATTGCAGCCTTAAAAATTGCTTCAGCCGATGATGCCTATATTGGTCTTGTTGAGTTTTACACGGCAGGTGGGACGCAGTGTGGATACATTTTAGGTAATGGCAGTGCGGTTTCCTTAGTAAGCAACTCAGATTACCGACTAAAAGAAAATTTAGTTGACCTAACAGGTGCAACAGAGCGCCTTAAGCAATTACCTGTCCACAGATTTAACTTTATTAACAATCCCAGTGAAACAGTAGATGGCTTCTTAGCACATGAAGTTGCCGATGTTGTGCCAGAAGCCGCACATGGAGCAAAAGATGCAGTTGATGACGACGGCAACGCTGTATACCAAGGCATTGACCAATCCAAACTTGTGCCGCTACTCGTGGCAACAATCCAAGAACTTGAGGCTAGAATAGTCGCACTTGAATCAAACTAAGGACTTAATCCATGACTGACGAAGCAAGAACCGCTGAAGAGCGCACACAAGACTTTACTGCTATGGGCCATAGCGTAGATCTAATCACTGACATCGTTGCTGGTAACCAAGACGACGATATGGAAGCCGCAGATCGCCAAGACTGCGTTGACCGTAACGTAGCTCACCTTGAGATTATGGTTGCCAAGGACGATTGGGACGGCGAAGACATGACTGCTTCAGAAGCTGCTGTTGCTGCTGGACAAGGGTACACCGCTGAATAATGCCTGAGATTGATGACAACACCAGAGTAGCTATACCGCTAAGGAACTTAGTTGCTCTTGGTGCTGGCATCGTTATGGCTACTACTGCTTACGTAACTCTTGACACTCGTATCATCTCTATTGAACACGGTCAGGAAATACAAAACATGAACATACTGGAAAACTCTGCGTTTGTTCGTGAGTGGCCTCTAGGTCTACGTGGTGCGTTACCAGACGATCTTATACAGAACGCTAAGATTATGGCTCTGGAAGAACGCAACGTAGAGATACACGAGTTACGCAGGCAACTAAATAAGATAGAAGTAGAGATAGGTAAGTTAAATGCACAGGTGACTGTAGATCACCAAAGCGGTAAGGAATAGTCATGTCAGACCTAGAGCAAGCATTAAGTCGGTTAGAAGCTCATGAGCGTGAGTGTAGTATTCGTTATGAAATGATTCAGATGCAACTGGACGCACACAATCAACGCTTTGACAAACTAGAGAAGATGATGACGGGTGGCTTTGCTTCTATTGCTATTATCGTGACTATGGCTATTGCTATCTTGGAGTTTGCTAGATGATACAGGCTTTGATTGGCCCTATTGTTAATCTTGTTGGTGGACACCTTCAACGTAAGTCTGAAGAGAAGAAGGCTGTTCATGAAGCTAAGATGGTAGCTATACAACAGGACGGTAACTGGGAAAACATCCATGCAAACAACGCAGCTAACTCATGGAAAGACGAATGGTTTACCGTTTTGTTTTCAGTTCCGTGTGTACTTGCGTTCTTTCCGTCTATGGTTCCTGTAGTGATGCAAGGGTTTGCTGCGTTAGATTCTATGCCTGAGTGGTACAAAGGTTTTCTAGGCGCTGCTGTTGCAGCATCGTTTGGCCTACGTGGTCTGGCTAACTGGAAGAAATAATTATGGCTAAACTACCACCCCCTACAAAAGGCATGCTTACAGACGAAAATACAGGCATTCCAGACATTCCTCCGTATGAAGAGATTGAAGATAGAGAAGGTCTTATGGGCCGTCTTCTTGCCTTGCTTGGAGGTATTGGTCAGTCTGAGTTAGGAGCTATCTGGGCTGATCCTACTATGCAGGAAATTCTGGATGCTAACACTGTAAGAATGAATCCTGAAGCTCCGTTTGATATTGAGTATGCTTCAGGTGTTAATGCAAATGTATTAGGTCAAATAATTGGAGCTTTAGAAAACGCTCGTACTGAAGCTCAAAACATTGTTGACACTATGGTTGACAATCCAGAAGCGCTTGCGGACATGGAAGATCCGGGTCCTTTGGTTACTACCATTTTAGAAAGTGGTGCAATGCAATTTGCTGGAGCTACTCCTACTACTCCTATTACTACTACTGGCGGAGGTGAGTTAGTAATTCGTGGTGGTGCTGGCGTTACTGTAGACATTAAACAAGTCGTAGATGCTGGTGGTCAAGTTTTTGGTGAAGGCGGAATCTTAGACGCTATAAAAGGATACATTCCCGGAATATCACTTCCTAACTGGATGCCTACTGCTGGTGTTATATTTTTACCTACAGTAGGAGAAGCTATTGATAAAATTAGTACTATCATTGCAGATACAGAAATTACTGGGGCTATTGAAGAAGGTGACATTGGCGAAATACTAAACGACATTGGTACTATTATTGTTGGTGCTGGTGGAGAAGTAGTAGGTGAAGTAAAAGAACAAATTGATAAAATTATTGGACAGATCCAAGGAGCAGTAGCAGACCCTACTCAGGCAGGTACAATTATTGGTGGTGTTTTAGCTGGAAGTTTCCCCTCCGGTATACCTGATTGGCTGGGTGGTATTCTTGCAGAAAACGTAGGAAGTGCTGTTTATGGTGCGGCACGTAACGTACTAGTAAACTCAGGCACAGCAACAGAAGAACAACTACCACTTACTCAAGAAACACCAGAACAAGACCCTACCCTTATGTTTACTAACAGGGGTAACAACTACTTTGTTAACAGTGAAACAGATGAGTACTTCCAGTTAGCAGAAAGCGAAGACATTGACTTTGAGCTTAACGGTGAGTACACCAGAGAGCAGTTAGAAAACACTGGTTTAGAAACAATTAACTCTGGTACGTATCAGTCGTTGGTCGATGATCTGTCGTTTCATGCACTAGAAGAAGATATTTATCAGTATTCTATTAAGGCGTTAGCACAAAGGTTTGAAGAAGAAGGAGGCATAATTCCCGGAGACTTTAATCTCATGGATGAGCAGTCTCAGTACGACTTCTTCATTGGTGAGTTTTTTGAACCTACCCCAGTCAAGCAAGCTCCTATTGAACAACCTGAGCCAGAACCTGAGCCACAACCTCAGCCAGAACCTCAGCCACAACCTGAGCCTGAACCTCAGCCACAACCTGAGCCACAACCTGAGCCACAACCTGAGCCACAACCTGAGCCTGACCCGACAGACACGTCAGTAATCGAAGGTTTGTTTGCTGACTTCTTGGCACAGATGGACGAACAGTTTACTGGTCAGGAAGAACAGATTAATCAGATCATTCAAAACTTTGTTGAGACACTACCTGACTACAATGCAATGCCTACAATGGAAGACATTGCTGAGTACTTTGAAACTAACGGCGTTACACTGTCACAACAAAACTTTGACCGTATACAACAAGAACTAGCTAATGCTGGTTATTTAACACAGGACCAGTTGACAGAAGCACTGGCTGGTGTTGCTACAACAGAACAAGTTAATGAAGCTATACAGAACGCTGGGTTTGCTACACCGGAGCAAGTGCTTGAGTACTTAGCAGACGCAGGCTACGCTACACCAGAAGACATTACAAATGCTCTTGCTGACTCAGGGTTTGTCACAGATGAACGCCTTACGTTAGCACTAGCAGAAGCTGGGTACGCTACGCCTGAACAAGTAGAAGACATTGTAAACAACGCTATCTCTAACATTGTCATACCCGAAGGCGCAACTACAGAAGAAGTACGACAGTTAATCCAAGAGGCTATTGACGGTATACCAGCGGGTATATCTTTGGACGACGTAAGTGGTGTAGTTAACGAAGCTATAGCTAACATAGAGTTTCCTGAAGGACTGTCAGAGGGTGACGTACGTGGCATTGTAGACAGCTTTGGGTTTGCTACTTCTGCTGACGTACAGGCTGGCTTTGAAGATCTTAATGACAAGATTGACAACGTACTCAACGGCGTTGCTACGCAGTTTACAGAGCAGGAAGCCGCATTTGCTGCTGATTTACTTGGGCTAGAAACCTCTGTATTCCAACAGTTAGCGTCTACAGAAGGTGCTTTAAGAGACGAACTGTTAGGTTTGGGTGAAGACCTAGACAGCATTAGAGCAGACTTCTCAGGACGTTTTGACGACTTTGCAGATACTTTTGCTGCTTTTCAGACAGACGTTAGTGAACAGTTTGCTGATCTTAACGAACGCTTTGACGATGCTGTTAACGGTATTGCTACACAATTCAGCGACCAAGAAGCAGCGTTTCTAGCCAGTATCACAGGACTTGAGGCTTCTCTTATCCAGTCTCTTGCAGCAGTAGAAGGTGGACTCAGTGGTGAGCTAGAGATGCTAGGCACTGACCTTATCTCTTTGCAAGAAGACGTAGCAGGGCGCTTTGACGAGTTTGAGTCGTTTACGTCCCAACAATTTGAACTTGCAGCAACTGAACGCCAACAACTACAGCAAGCTATTATTGCGGCTAACGGTGACATTACACAACTAAGTGCCGATATGCAACAACAGTTTGCAGACTTTGGCGGAACCATAACTGATCTGTTTGCTGGCGTAGGTGTTGACATTAACGCACTACAGGCAGGACAAATAACGCAACAAGAAGCACTAGAGCAACTGCGTACATCATTAGGTCAACAGCTTGCTACTGCATCAGAAGAGCGTCAAGAGCTACAACAGGCAATTATAGCTGTCGGTGGTGACGTAACTCAGCTTAGTGACGATATGATGCTACGGTTCCAACAACAGGACCAGAGTATAGAGGAACTGTTTGCTGGCACTAACGTAAACATTGAGGCACTGCGCCAAGGCCAGATAACACAACAAGAAGCGTTTGACGCTTACCAACAGTACACAACAGAACAGTTTGGTCAAGCACAGCAAGATCGTTTAGCACTAGCTCAGGAAATAATCAGTGTTGGTGGTCAGGTAGAGGAACTAAGTGCGGACAGTCAACAACGGTTTGCTGAATTAGGTTTGTCCCTTTCTGATCTACAAGAAGAATTTAATGTAAACCTAGTTGGTCTACAGCAAGGACAAATTAGTCAGGCTGAAGCGTTTGGTCAGTTTAGAGACAGTGTTACTACAAGACTAGGTTTGGCAGAAGAAGAGCGTGAAGAAATACTAACACGTCAAGCTGACTTCGAAAGAATTTACGGTGAAGAACAACAAGCGTTACAACAACAGATCATGGGCGGAAACGTACTAACTGCCTTAGCTGCTGGAGGTATGTTCGCTGCTCCTGCTGCTCCTACTAGAGCACCTTATGAAGAGTTTATGAAAGGAATTACGTACCGTCCTAGAGAAGCACCTCAGCTTGCTATTAAAACACCAGCAGTAGACTACAACGAAGAAGCACAACAATTATTAATGCGGACCCGCAGACGAGGAATGTTAGCATGACATATCTTAACCTAATGAACAACGTGTTGCGTAGACTTCGAGAAGACGAAGTTACTACAGTTACTGCCAACACGTACAGCAAAATGGTTAGTGATTATATTAATGACGCTAAGAAGATAGTAGAAGAGTCTAACGATTGGTCTGCCTTGCGTGAAACTATTGTTGTAACTACTACTGCTTCCGACAACAGTTACTCTTTGACAGGCGCTGACGACAATGTAAAAGTCATGTCAGTAATTAATGACACACAAAACTGCTTCATGGGTTACCAAACTAAAGACTGGTTTAATGAGCAGTTGTATATTAATGAAGCAGTAGAAGGCGCACCACGGTACTACACGTACAGCGGTTTGGACTCTAGTGGTGACACGCAAGTACTCGTTAGCCCAACACCAGACGGTGTCTACAGCTTGCGGTTTGACGTAATTAAGCGTCAGGCTGACTTGACTAGCGACACAGACGTGCTGCTTGTACCAGCGATGCCTGTAGTCCACCTTGCGGTAGCTTTGTTGGCTCGTGAGCGCGGAGAAACAGGCGGTACTTCTACTGGTGAATACTTTGCTATTGCTGATAAGTTTTTGTCTGACGCTGTTGCTATAGACGCTGCAAAGCATCCTGAAGAGATGGTATTTAGGACTATTTAATATGGCACAAGAATTACGTAGCATTAACTTAGTTGCCCCGGCGTTCAAAGGTGTTAACACCGAAGATTCGCCGTTGGCACAGGACCCATCCTTTGCTGAGATCGCAGACAACGCTGTGATTGATAAGCGTGGTCGTATTGCTGCACGTAAGGGCCACGACGTAATCACGACTAACAAAACTGTCCTTGGGTCTGACTCTATACGCTCCATGAAGGAGTTCAAGGACAACGCAGGAAACACTAAGGTTTTTTCTGTTGGTAACAACAAGATTATCAGTGGTACAACTACGTTAGCTGACGAGACTCCCGGCAGTTACACAATCACTGCTGACAACTGGAAGATGGTTAACTTTAACGACAACACCTATTTCTTCCAGAGAGCGTATGAACCGTTGGTGTACAACAACACAAGCGGCTCTGTTGTCAAGCTAAGTACTGTTACAGGTGCGTCAGCAGCAGCGGACATTCCAAAGGCCAACGAAGTGTTGTCTGCTTATGGTCGCCTTTGGTGTGCTGATATTAGCGATAACAAGTCTACTGTTTTTTGGTCTGACCTACTGATCGGCCAGAACTGGACGGGTGGTACTAGCGGCTCTATTGATATCTCCAAGGTATGGCCCGATGGCTACGACGAGATTGTTGCGTTAGCCGCACACAACGGCCTTCTGATTATCTTCGGTAAGCACAGTATTGTGGCGTATCAGGGTGCAGAGGCCCCAGCAAGTATGACACTGGCTGACACTGTAGCTGGCGTAGGTTGCGTAGACAGAGATACTGTGCAGTACACAGGTACAGACGTGCTATTCCTGTCACATACTGGCCTTAAGAGCTTTGGACGTGCGATACAAGAGAAATCCTTGCCTATCAGTAGTTTGTCAGGAAACATTACCAAGGACATCATTGGTGCGCTACAGACAGAAAACCAGTTCTTTAGGTCTGTCTATAGTCCAGAAGAAGGTTTTTACCTGTTGACTTTTGTAGGTCAGGACGTAACCTACTGCTTCGACGTTCGAGGAACAACAGAAAATGGGTCGTACCGTGTAACACGTTGGGTGTCTACAGGGTTTACTTCGTATACAAGACAAGAAGACGGTACGTTGCTCATTGGAACGTCTAAGGGAATCAGCGAGTACGAAGGCTACCAAGACGACGGAAGCCCTTACCGTTTTAAGTACTACAGCCCAAGCCTAACTTTTGGTGATAGCTCTAGAATCAAGATATTGAAGAAGTTGAAGCCGACACTGGTTGGTGCAAACAACGCAACAGTATTCCTTAAGTGGGCTTATGATTTCAAGAGTTCGTACGCAACAGCAGAATTTACAGTAGGTGACCAGATTACTGGTTTCTTTGGTGTAAGTGAGTATACCGCCGTAGAGTTTACTGGTGGTGCTTTGACAAACCAAAAAAGTTTAAATGCCACAGGATATGGCACAAGTATAGTAGTTGGACTAGAGGCTGACATTGACGGGTCTCAATTATCACTACAGGAGATTAACGTAATGGCTTTGATAGGAAAGCTACTTTAACGGGAGTAAGACATGGGACCTTTTCCAACAGTACAACAACCAACAACAGAAGAAAGCTCTGATGGCGGCGTCTTTGGTTTTTTAGGAGATCTTGGATCATACCTAACCCGGCCAGATGTCTTGCTTCCGGGCGTTGTGGGCGGTCTGTTAACAGGCGAAGCTTACGGGCGTCTTAGCGACATAGGTAGACAAGCGAGGACAGGGGCTGAAGAACTAGCCGCTACGCAAATGGAGCAGACACAGTTTAGGCCCTTTACTGTGACTACTGCTACTGGTGCTGGTCTAGGAACACAAGTTACTCCTGAAGGAGCCATAGAAACCACTATGGGACTGTCTCCTGAAGAACAGGCGTTACAAAGCCAGTTGATGGGAGGAGCAGGAGGCTTCTTTGGACAGGCCGTACAACCTACAGTAGAGCGTGAGCAGGCTATCTTTGAGCGTATGCGGTCTGCACAGCGTCCTGAAGAGCAACGTCAGCGTCTTGCTACAGAAGAGCGTATGGCGGCTCAGGGCCGTCTTGGGCTTAGTTCTGCAGCGTACGGTGGCGCTACTCCAGAGTTATTGGCACAAGAGACCGCCATTAATGAGGCACGTAATAGAGCTATGTTAGGGGCTATGCAGCAAGCTCAAGCTGAACAAATGCAACAGGCGGCTCTAGGTCAACAATTCTTGGGCGCTGGTTACCTACCACAGCAACAGCTTTTGGCGGCTACTCAGCCTGCACAGCAGTTGGCAGCGTTGCAACAACAGGCACAGCTACAAGGCGCTGGTTTGTTCGGTGAAGCTACTATGTCAGGTCTTGAGGCTCAGTTGGTTGCAGAGCAAGCACGAGCTAACTTGTTGGGTCAAACAGGTACTGGACTGTTATCAGGTGCTTTAACGCCTAGGTCACCTAGTTATAATATCGACATATCTACTCTTATTCCCGGCTTGGGAGGTTAATCATGGCTAAGTTTTCACAAGAGTTTTTAAGACAGATGGCTACTCCTGCGATGGGGCAGGGTTTGTTTACTGCTGCAAAACAAGCGGCACAGCTTCCGGGTCAGCTTAGGCAGCAACAGCAGATGCAACAACAGCGTCAGCAGTTAGCTCAGATTGACACTAACTCACCTGAGGGTTTACTCCGATTAGCTCAGTTTTACCGACAACAGGGTGACATTCCTAACGCTGTGAAGTACGAAGAAGCAGCACGTAAGTTACAGGCACAAGGAGCAGCACAAACCCAACTAAGTGCTTTCCAAGAGCAAGTAGCAGTAGCAGCAGAAGCAGCAGGCCTCACGGACCAAGCAGCGACTGCACGGTCTACTACGGACATGGACGAGCTACGGGCTATCAGCAAGGACGTACGAGAGTTTCAGATTGAGCAACTGCCTCTGGACAACCCACAGGTCATCAAGGCACGACTAAAGATGGCTGGGTTTAGTCCAGCTCAGATTACGGCTATGGGTGACCTTTCGGCTGAAGAAGCAGACGACCTGTTGAAGGGACGAACTGGTAAGCTAGAAGCTTGGCAGAACTCAGAGGGTAAAATTCAGGCCGTCAACGTCAACGACTTTGGTTTAGTCTACAATGACCAGACTAACTCTTACGTCAAAGCCAGTGAGCTAGGGTTGGTACGTAAGGCTCCAAATGTCGTACAGCAGATTGTAGACACGAGCCAACAAGTCGGTGCCGAAGAGATGGCAAAAGCTAATGTTAAAGAGTTTGTTGAGTTTAATGAAAAAGCTCAAAACGCTCGTGACATGGTTGAGTTGATCGACAGACAGACTTCCCGTTTAGAAGGTGGTATGCCTACGGGTCTTGCGGCTAACGTAGAGCTAAACCTCAGACGCTTTGGTGAACTCATTGGCTTGCCTTATGACCCTGCTGTTACAAATGCTGAAACCTTTATTTCAGAAGCAGGTAAGATAGTTGCTGAACAAATTAAAGACTTTGGTTCAGGTACTGGATTATCAGACGCGGATAGAGAATACTCCCAATTGATTGCTGCTGCTGACATTAAAGGGCAACAACAATCCTTGCTTAATTTGTTAAAAATTCGCAGAAAAGCTATGGTTGATACTGTTGAAAGATTTAATAAGGTGCGTTCCGCTACCGCAAAACGCCTTGGTGAAAACAATATGACTTCGTTTATGCCTATAACCATGCCAGAGGAGCCTCAAGAAGCAGAACTACTACTAGAACCCGGCTTTGTATTGGACTAATAAACATGAAAACAGCGACTAATCCACAGACAGGAAAAAGAGTATACTGGGACGGTGAACAATGGTTGCCGCTCAAGACTGCCACTAACAAACAGACAGGAGAAGTCATTGGTATTGTTGAGGGAGAAACATTTACTGTAACCCCTCCACGCCCTCGTGAACCTGAGAGTATGCGAGA